AGCGGCGAGGGCGCCTCGCTCGAAGCCTTGGCTTGCGCCTGGCTCTCGCGCGCCATCGCCAAGGGCGTCGCTCACGTGTGGGTCGATTACTCGGCCGAGGTTCCCGCCGCGACCCTGGCCGAGCAGCACCAGGCCGGCAATCGCCCACTGCTCAAGCTGCTTGACCTGTCGAGCGTCATCGCTGGCAATGCCAACGAAGCCGGGCAGATCAAGCACCTGCGCATCCGCGACCTGGAGATCTACTCCGAAGGCTACGCCGAGCGCGAGCGGCCGCGAATCATCGAGTTCAACCTTCAGCCTGGCGGTGGATACGTTCGCACGGTCTGGAAGGTGATAAAGAACGGAGGCGACTGGGAGAAGATCGAGGAAGGCGAGTTTTCGCTGCCCGAGCTGCCGCTGGTGACGCTCAACCTCGGACACCTTGGGCGCTTCGAGGCCGAGCCGCCGCTGCAATCGCTGGCCGAGATCGAGGCCGCGCATTTCCAGCAGACTTCCGACCACGAGAACAACCTCGCCTCGAGCGTGGGCGGCCTCTTCTTCGCCGGCGCGAGCGAGGACGAGGTGTCTAAGGGCATCGTGCTCGGGCCGAACACGCTCAACGCCAGCCGCGACCCGAACGCCAAGCTGACGTTCGTTGAGCCCACCGGCGCCTGCTTGGAGCGGCGCGCAGAGTGGATCGCGCGGCTCGAAAGCAAGATGCGTGAGCTGGGCGCGCGCCCGATGGTCGAGCAGGCGGCCGCCAGGACCGCAACCGAGGTGAACAGCGGCGACAAGCGCTCGCAGACGGTCCTCCAATCGTGGGTGCGGCTGCTCGAGTCGCGTCTTGTCGAGGCCCTGCGCTTCGCCGCAATGTGGACTGGCGAGGCGCTCCCCGTAGACTTCGCGGTCGAGTGCTACTCCGATTGGAACTCGACCCTGGCGCAAGCTGAGCATCTGCGCACGCTCGAAGCCGGCCGCGCGCGGAAGGACATCGACCGCAAGACCTACCTGAACGAGCTGCAACGCCGCGGCGTCCTCGGCGAGTCGGTCAACGTCCAGGAGGTCATCGAGCTTGCCGAAGCCGAGGGCGAGCTGCCGGACATGCCGGACCTCGGCGACAACCCGCCGCCCCTGGGCCAGCCTGAGCCCCCGCAATGACCGACAACAAGACCGCGGCCGAGATCCTCCTGGACCAGATCATCCGGCGCCAGATCGTGGCGCTGCGGGTCCGGGAGGGCTTCGCGCGTGAGCAGTCGCGGTTCTTTGACATGGAGTTTGCGCGGCCCCTGTTGGCCGAGGTCATGGCCAGGCTGCCGAACGTTCCGCAGCTCGGCCAGGACATCAGCGAGGCCACGAGCAAGCGCCTGGCGGCCCTGTACGAGAAGCTCGACAACATGACCGACGAGGCCTATTCGTCGATGCGAGGTGCTGCGCAGAAGACGCTCCTCACGATCGCCAAGGTCGAATCGAGCTGGGCCGCATCTGCGCTTGCCCGATCGGTTCCGATCGAATTCTCGTTCCAGAAGGCCTCTCCCGATTACCTTCGATCGATTGTCAGAGCGCGCCCGTTCCAGGGGAAGGTGCTCAAGGCGTGGTACTCCGAGCTTGGAGATGCGACCAAGGCGCGCGTGCGTTCGGAGATCCAGCAGGGACTCCAGACCGGCCAGAGCGTCACGGACATCGCCAAGCGGCTCAGCGGGACCAAGGCAGCCGGCTATCAGGATGGGGCTCTGGCGATCAGCCGGCGGCATGCGGAGACGATCGCGGCGACGGCCGCCAACCACGTTTCGACGCACGCCAGGCAGGCCACCTACGAAGCCAACGCGGCGCTCATTAAGGGCTATCGGTTCGTCGCCACGCTGGACAGCCAGACCTCGAAGGTTTGCGCCAGCCTCGACCAAAAGACGTTCGAGCTGGGCAAGGGCCCGATGCCGCCGATGCACATGCGCTGCCGCTCGAGCACCGTGCCTTGGCTCAAGAGCCTCCGCGAGCTAGGCATCGACGTTGACGATGCACCGCCAGGCGCGAGGGCTTCGATGAACGGCGCGGTCCCTGGCGACCTCAGCTTCGAGAGGTGGCTCAAGCAACAGCCTGAGGAGTTCCAGCGCAAGTGGCTGGGTCAGGGGCGATTCGAACTGTGGAGCAAGGGCTTGTCCATCGGCGACATGATCGGGCCCGGCCTTAAGCCGCTGCCGTTGTCGGCGCTGACCGCGGACTGAAAGCCAAACGCGGGCCAAACGCAAGCTTGGCGAGTGCGCGCCGCGCCTAAGACGGGGCAGCCGCGGCGCGTAGGCAGGGCCTTCGTTGCGCGCGGCGCTCCCGTTCTCTGCGGCCTGTGGCCGTGGGCAGTGCCCGAACGCCTCGAATGTCTCTGAAACTCCAACTCGCCAGCAAAGACGGCGTGCCCGAGGGGCTCGCCCAATTCGTCAAGACCGACGGCAACGCCACGATCCTCGAGCTTCCCGATGGGTGGGGCATCGACAACGTGTCGGGTCTGCGGTCCAAAAACAGCGAACTGCTGGGCGAAGTCCGCCAGCTCAAGTCGAAGCTCGACCCGATCAAAGACCTCGATCCGTCCGACGTGCAAGCGAAGCTCGCGCGCCTGGCTGAGCTCGAGGCGCAACCTCCCGGCAGTGGCATCAAGGCCATCGAGGAGGCCCGCAAGCAGCTCGAGTCCCAGTACCGCAAGGATCTGGACCAGACCAAGGCCGAGGTGCTGACGCTGCGCGAAGAGCGCAAGCGCGCCGCGCTCGCCCAGGCGGAAGCCCAGGCGCTGCGCGAGAGCAAGCACAAGCCGCTGCCCGGTGTCGAGTACCTGCTCCGCGAGCACCTGAGCGTGCTCGAAGAGGACGGGCAGCTCCACGTCGTAGTGGTCGATCCCGCGAGCCGCAGGCCTCGCGTCACGACCAAGCCCGGCGGCTCTGGCTACATGCGCGCCGACGAGCTGATCGAAGAGCTGGCGACCAACGAGCGATTCGGCCACCTGTTCCAGGGGAACGGCAAGGTCGGAGCTGGAGTCACGGGACGCAACGGGGCTGCTGTGCCCAATCCCTGGATGAAAGGCCAGGTGAACGTCACGAAGCAGATGGAGCTGATGAGCACAAACCCCGACCTCGCCAACCAGCTCAAGGCGCAAGCCGCTTCGAGCAAGTGACCACCTACTGACAGATGGCAACCGCAGTCACCAACGTGATCGTTCCGAGTGTGTTCGGCCAGTACATGGCCGAGCAGTCCACTCTCACCTCTCGAATCATCCGCAGCGGCATCGCCCAAGCGGACTCGAGCATCGGAGCGCTCTTCCCCAACTCCTCGGGCATCATCGCCCGTATCCCTTTCTGGCAGCCGATCGCCGACGCTGCCGCCAACGCTTCCAGCGACACCCTGGCCAACTCGGCCACCCCGCGGACTCTGACCGCCAACGATCAGGTCTGCCGCCGCATCGACCGCAACGACTCGTGGCGCACGATGGACCTGGCCGTGATGCTGGCCGGTGACGACCCCTTCGGTGCGCTGCTTTACGGCAACGGCGGCATGCAGGGCGGCGCGATGGAGTGGCTGAACCAGCAGCAGCAGCGCGACCTCGTGGCGACGCTGAGCGGCATCATCGCCGACAACATCGCGAACGACTCGAAGGACATGGTTTTCGACGTCGGCGTCTCCGGCACCGCTGCTGCCAACGCTGCCGCCGCGACCGACAAAATCAGCCCGACCGCGATCGCTGGCGCTCGCCTGACCCTGGGCGACCGGGGCATGCAGACGCCCATCCTGATCTGCCACTCCGTGGTGGCCTACGAGCTGGCTGTGCAGGGGCTGCTCCAGAAGATCGACTCCAACGGCCGCGTGCTGTCGGAGTTCGAATCGCTGTCCACCCAGTCGCTGAACTACAGCCAGGCGCTGGGCATGACGATCTTCATCGATGACAAGTGCCCTGCCGTCTCTGACGGTGCTTCCCGCACGCTGTACACCAGCTACCTGGTGGAGCCGGGCTTCATCCGGTACGCGCCGCTGGTGCCGAAGGTCCCGATCGAGTTCGACCGCCTGCCGCTTGTCGGCGATGGCGGCGGCGCGG